AATGATAGTTACGGCAGCGGTTATAATGTTTGTTGGGATCATTGGCTTGGTTGGCGCAATGGATTACGAGGATGAGGTGCTACAGGAAAAGCATTACATTGAGATGGTCTGCGCTGGTCACTGGCCCGACTACAAAGATATATCACCAGAGTGTGAATAAAACAAAGGGAGCTTAGCTCCCTTTTTCTTTAGACTTTCTTTCTGCATAATCATACAGGTTCTCACCGAACATCTTCTCAAACCAAACATCCCACTTCATATTGCCTTTTGGTGTCAGCTCTCTGCGTCTGGTCCAAGCGTGCCTGGCTGCATAGTATTTCTTTTGCTCAGCCAGATCTTGTTCTTCTTCTTCAGTATAGGTCACCTAAATCAAACTCCGTTACGCCTTCTTGGTTGTACGGTGGATATAATCCTTTTTCTTTACAGGCCATTCCCAGGGCCATGGCTTGCTCATTCTTTGCATCCGCATAAGCTATAGCTTCGTCAGATAGCGTATAAACCGCGAAAGGGTATGGTTGTGGTTTCTCTTGGGCCAGGAAGTAAAACTTCTCTGTGGGCAATCCTACTGCCCTACAACCGGCTAAATAGAACGCTGCTTGCTGGTGGTACTTGTAAGTGTTGATTGCACTTTTAAATCCACGCGGTGAAGCATCTCTACACGTTTTTAGATCCCAGATGTCAGTGCCAGTATGCCAATCAAGCTTGCCTTTACAGGGCTGATTGTTCCACATGAAACATATTGTCAGCTCTACTCGGTGCGTTTTTTTCGGTATGTACTCTGAAACAATCTCACGCCTGGCCATGCAGACATCGTATAGATCTTGCTTAATAGGCTGTCTATCACCAACGGTAGCCAGGAAGTCTTCGTATTCTTCCTTTCCTACCTTGGTTCTGCGGTCTATGTTGGGCTGTATTACAAACTCTTTATCAAAGTTATGGTGTTCCAGGAACACCGTGTGCTGCACTCGGCCTTCTAAAAGGGCCGGAGATTCGCTGTCAAACTTTCTGTACTTCCATGAAAACGGGCACTTACTGATTGCAGTCAAGTCGTGACTACGCCAGGCCGGTATGCTGTCATACGTCGGGTAGTCCAGGTCTTCATATATTCCTTCTTTAAACTCCATCGTTATCTCTCCTGGGATCATCTCCCATACTAAATCTTAAATACCAAATGGCCTTGAGCTTATCTTCTTCTGAGGTTTTATTTTTTTTGTTCATGCGCCAGACATATTTAAATGCTGCTATCTCGGCGTACTTTTGTGTGTGCTCAAGACCAAAGACTGCCACCATAGCGTCAATACACTCAATCACCCCTTCTAGGTAATGCGGTGGCTGGTTTACAAAATCAGTCTTCGGCCTCATAGTTTTTCCTAGAATGGTATGTCTTCGTCGCCAATCTCTTCTTTAGCTAGATCAGCTAACCCACCGGAGTCAGCGTTTTTTTTCGCTGGCGCTTTGGCTTGTGCAGCCTTAACCTCAAACGAATCATCTATCATTTCTTTCATCCAGGGTGGCATATCCTCAACAATGTCACACATATCTTTAGATTCTGCGCTGCTTTGTCCGGTCCACTCTGTGCAGTAAACATCGATGTCAAACTGTACAATGTCATTCTTGGTAGCTACCTTCTTCATACCACCGTCTGGCTTGTATACACCTTCGACCTTTACCTTGTCTGAGTCTTTACCTTGCTTGACCATTTCTAGCTCAGCAGTCACACCCAATACTTTTGGTAATTCAAAACCAGCCAGGTCAGCTTCAGTAAATGGTTTGCCGCGCCATGATTTCAGATCCTTAAATAGCGCAGCGTTCTCATTTAATGAGGCTGTATATTTTTTAGATGCAGAAAACAATCTGCCGTCGTCCATTGTAATTGGTTCCCAATGTTCTTCCCCGTCATCCACTTCTTGCTTGGCTGTAACCTCCCAATAGATGTATACGATATGACGCTTTCTTAGCGGGCCTTCTTGATAAGACTCCTCTCTAGTACCAGCATCGATTAGTTTGTAGCAAGTTGCCTGGTACCTACCAGGCTCTAGGTTTTCGTAGTCGCCACCACTACTTGAAATAGTTAATCCCATTTTATTGTCCTCCGACGTCTTGAGTTAATTTTATTTATGTTTATACTATTATGCACAAACTTACAAATAAAGCAAAGCCTATGTCACTAAAAATAAGTCGCCCGACCCCGAAAAATTTCGATAGACCTCTAACTACAGACTATGCGACTGACTTCTCCAGGTTTCTTGCAGATAACTCATTGGAACCGGATCCGAAGAAGGGTTTGGTTACAGATGGCAGTGTTGGAAGGGCATATATAAACGTAGGTGGTGCTCGTAAGTTGGTGGGCTGGTATCAATTGTGGTTGGACCAAAGCGTTCCCTTCGGCCGTATGGGTGATTATAGAGTAAGCGCCAGTGAACCGACAGCAGTATGGAAGCCAGAGAACCAAAAACGGTTTAAGATGACCGATGCCCATAGAAAAGAGATCGAAGAATTACAACGCCAGGCAGAAGTGAAGAAGGCAGAGAACTATACCAAAGCAGCCAAGCGTGCCCAGTCACTCTGGGACCAGGCAGAACCTTGTGAACGTCACCCTTACTTAGAAAAGAAACAGGTCCTTAGTTACGGTGGCCTCAAGGTCAATGACTCTGGCGTACTCATGCTACCTATGTATGACGCGCAGATGACGATAGTAGGCATTCAGTATATCGGTCCCGATGGCACCAAGAAGTTTCTCACTGGTTCTAAAAAAGCTGGAAGCTTTTTCATACTGGGCAAAGAGATCTTAAAGAGCAGCAAGACCATTAACTTTGCAGAGGGCTATGCGACAGCTGCAAGTTACCACCAGGACTTCAGCCAGCCAGTGATAGTGGCCTTCGATGCTTACAATCTTACGCCGGTTGCCGAGGTAGTCTTTGAATTTTTGAACGACCGTAAGTTTATCTTTATTGCAGACAATGATCCGGAATCTAATACCGGTGAGAAGGAAGCTGTTAAAGCGTGCCAGGCAATCCGTAAGTTAAACGGCCAGGCGGATGTATTCATGCCTGAGTCTAAGGGTGATTACAACGACCACAAGAACCAGGTTAAAGCATTAGAAGGCGAAGTCATAAGCCCAACGCTCAGAAACATAGACGTGCCCGTTGACTTTGATTTTGTGCGTGGCAGCACCGGCAGATACCTCAACACCAAAGATAATGTCCAGGGCGTACTCACGGTCAATGGCATCCAGGTGGTGTACAACGTGATAAAGAAACGCATGGAGATCGACGTACCTAATACTAAATTTATCGCTGACATGAAGGAAGAGGCCGCGTTGATTGAGATTGAGGATCGCGCTATCAACATGGGCATACCGCATACCAGGGTAAGAGATTACCTGAAGGTGTTAGCGACCGAGTGGAATCCTGTTAAGCAGTGGATGGAGTCAAGGAAGTGGGACGGCAAGAGTCGGCTGCAAGACTTCCTGGACACGATAGGCAGCCCAGAGAACGAGAAGCTTAAAGAGATGCTAATGAAGAAGTGGCTGATAAGCTGTTGTGCGGCAGCTTGTGAAGAGAATGGTGTGGAGCTTGAAGGCATCCTGGTGTTCCAGGGCGCTCAAGGATTAGGTAAAACCTTATGGTTTAAACGGCTTGCCAACTACGACGAAGGCTGGCTACTTGAAGGCGCTATGCTTAACCCGACAGACAAGGACAGCGTAAAGCGTGCCGTTAGTCACTGGATCGTGGAGCTGGGTGAGATTGAGTCTACCTTTAAGAAGGCGGACATAGATCAATTGAAGGCCTTCATTACCAGTAAGAGTGACGAACTGCGCCTACCTTATGACAGAGCAAGCACCACCTATCAAAGACGTACCGCATTCTACGCCAGTGTTAACGCCAGGGAATTTTTGACCGATACGTCGGGCAATCGTAGATTCTGGGTGATACCGGTGAAGCGGATCAACTTCAACCATGGCATTGATATGCAGCAGCTGTGGGCCGAGGTAAAAGAAACGCTGTATGTACCTGGGCAAAAGAACTGGTTTCTCACACCAGATGAACGTGAGATGTTAAACGAATCAAATGAGATCTACCGCACACAGTCAAGCGTCGAGGATCTCATACTGGAGCACGTTAGGTTTGATAGTAAGTCAACCCAGCCGGTGCAGATGACTAAACTACTGCGCGACCTGGGGATTGCTAATCCACGGATGCCAGACTTTAAAGATGCAAGCAGAGTGCTTGCTGACAATGGCATTGAACCAAGGAGATCAAATGGCAAGAAACTATACGACCTGGATTACGACACTCCAGAACAAGAGACACCAGTTAGCACTGGGTCTTACAAAGGATGGGATGATTGATTTCAGCATGAAGTCTCTAGGATACCTGGCGCTGACCGTGAGCTTTATCGCGGGCGTCATGGCTATTGTGCCAGCTGCAATCTGGATAGGCTGCGGCCTACTGGCCAACAACTTGATCGATGGGGTTAGGGAATGAATGCGTCAGTGGATAAGGCGGCAGCTAAAGAAGCGTTTGCTGACGTAGGCGTTGGCTTCTTCATGGCATTTCCGGTGGCCCTGGCGGTCCTGTCATTCACTACCTGGATGAACTTCGCAGTGATAACTACGGCCGTCGTCCAGACGCTGGTGTTCACAGTGGTATCATTGTTACGGAAGTATTTTGTGCGGGTACACTTTAAGAGGATGAACGGTGAGTATGAGCGATAGCAGCGGCAGTAAGATCTACCTGACCGAGTTTACCTGGGACGGCTTGGACTACTCTGGCCCGAACATTGTGTCGAGCACACTGGCAGAAGCCGAGCTGATTTGCGAGAGCTGGGGATGCAGAATTGTGGGTGAGCTGACAGATGTGAT